GCTGGACGCCTACCAGGCTGCATACAAGCCGGCCCGCCTGGGAAACTGACCGGCGCTGCCCGCATCCTGTACGAGCAGGGGCCGTCAGAGGCTGACCTGGCGGCCTTCGGCATGACCAAGGCCGATATCCCCGATGAAGAGTACGAGGTCTGGCCAGATAACTGGCCGGCCTTCCTGCTGTTCGAGGCGATGTCCACGCAATGGCGTGTGGGTATGGGCGGCGCCGTGGGCCTTGACTACAACGCACTTAAACCGGTGGCCAGTATGATCGGCCTCAAGCGCGCGGAACTGTCGGAGGCTTTCCCTGACCTTCGGATGATGGAAGCCGAAGCGCTGCTGGTGATGAGCGAGAGCAAGTGAGCAGCCTATCGGACCGTTCTTTGGCCCTCTCCCTAGATGGTGGTAGATTGCCGCCATCTAAAGGGAGTTGACGATGAAGCGATTGATGCTGGTGGGGATGATGGGCGCGGTGTTGTCTGCGTGCGGTAATAGCGACATAAATGGCGCCAGAGAAGAGGTTAAACGCAACCTCAATGACTCAGCGTCAGCTGAATTCAGGGGGGAGAAGGTTTATCGGCTTCCAGACAACACGCTTGTTTGTGGCGAGGTAAACGCCAAAAACAGCTATGGAGGATATGCCGGCTTCTCCAAGTATGTCGTCGAGGGCGTCGGAACCAGGCCTGTAGCAAAGTTCGGCGAAAACATGCAGACCGACGTCAATATCACCTGTCAGTTTGCAGAACTGAATTCAAAGCTAAAGCAGTAGTTCAAGTGAATCCAATAGCCCGCCACTGAGCGGGTTTTTTTGTGCCTGGAGAAAAGTATGACGTCGATTGCTGAGCTCGGCATTAAGGTCGATTCGACGGATGCTGCGCAGGCAAGCACCGATCTCGACAAGCTCACTGCTGCCGGCGCGCGCGCAGAAAAGGCGGCCGAGGGTGTGGCTCGCGGCGCCGACAAGGCGACTGCTTCGATGAAGAAGCAGAAGGACGAACTATCAGACCTGCTTGGTGAGATTGACCCAACAGTCAAAGCCTTGGGCCGTCTCGACGACCTTGAAACGAAGCTCGCCAAGCAAAAGAAGCTTGGAGCGCTGGACGCGTCAACCTTCAGCGAGTACCAGGGCAAGATCGATCAGTCACGGGCGAACCTGGGCAGATTCGACGACAGCCTTACTCGTACCGGGAACACGGCGAAGCAGACGGCGGCAGCGCTGCGCGGCGTGCCCGCTCAGTTCACTGACATTGCCGTCTCTCTCCAGGGAGGTCAGGCGCCGCTGACGGTTCTGCTACAGCAGGGCGGCCAGCTTAAAGATATGTTCGGCGGGATTGCCCCAGCCGCGAAGGCATTGGGCGGTTACGTCCTTGGCCTGATTAACCCGTTCACACTTGCAGCCGCAACCGTAGGCGCACTGGGGCTCGCCTACTACAAGGGGAGCGAAGAGGCAGATGCTTACAACAATGCACTGATCCTAAGCGGCAACGTTGCAGGCACGAGTGCGGCCCAGCTGAGCGACATGGCTCGCCAGGTCAGCGCAACCGTGGGAACGACAGGGGCAGCTGCCGAAGTTCTGGCAAAGCTTGCCGGCAACGGCAGGATCGCTAGCGAAAGTTTCGGGCAGATCACCGAAGCATCTCTTCAAATGGAAAGGGCCACGGGCCGAGCCATTGATGAGACAATCGCGGAGTTCGCGAAAATAGCGAAGGACCCGGTCGCCGCGGCCAAAGAACTCAACGATCAATACCATTTCCTCACCGCCTCCGTGTACGAGCAGATTGTCGCTCTCAAGCAGCAGGGCGATACCGTCGGCGCGGCAAAATTGCTGACGGACACCTATGCAAGCACGATTGAGACCCGCTCGGGTGAAATCACCCAGAACCTCGGCATCATAGAGCGCGGCTGGAATGCAATACGGGATGCTGCCAAGGGCGCTCTGGATGCGACAAAGGAGATTGGCCGGACTCAAACCCTAGAGCAACAAGCCGAGGTCATTCGCCAAAGGCTGCAGACAGGTCAGGGCCGTGGTGGTCGCGCTGCCGCGATGGGAATCGAGACGCGCGATACCGACAAAGACACCAAGGATCTGGCGTTTCTCGACCTTCAGATCGAAGCCGAGAAGACCCGCACTAAGTACGTGGGCGACCGCCAGAAGATCCAGGACAAGGGCATCGAGGCCGAGCAGGAGCTTGAGCGCATTCGTGTTGCGTCCTACACCAACAAGCAGAAGCGCGATAAGGAAGAGGAAGCCTACCTCCGAAGAATCGCGGCCTTGCGCGAAGCGAACCCAAATAGCCCGCTGCTCAACCAGAAGAATATTGACCGCGACCTGGCGAATATTCGAGATAAGTACAAGGACCCCAAAGGGCCAGGCACCCCGGTCGACCTGACGACATTCAACGACTCGAAAAACCAGCTGAATGCCGTGCTCAGCTACTACAAGAGCGCGGACAAGGAGCTGGAGGCGGCTCAGAAGGCCGGCATCATCTCCCAGGAGAGTTACACCTCCCAGCGCATTGCCTTACTCCAGCGCCAGGCTACCGAGGTCAAATCCTCCTACGAGGCGGAGATCTCGGCGCTTGAGGCTGCGAAGGGCAAGGCCGGCACCTCGGCTGCTCAGCGCATCCAGCTGGACCAGAAGATCGCCGACGCACGGGCCAACATGGTCAAGGCTCAGAAAGAGTCGGAGAGCGAGCTATCGGTCATCGACATTGAAGAAACGGGTCGTCTTGAAAAGAAAACCGCAGCCACAGAGGCGTACGTCGAGCAACTGGAGCGGCAACGCAGAGCGTTGTCACTCACGGGCGACAGAAACGCTGCGGCAGTTGGCATGGGTGACCGCGAATCTGGCTTACAGCGTGACCTTGATGCGTCGCGCGACAAGTTCAATGACGAGCGCGCCAAGCTTCTGGATCGACGCAAGACCGCTCCAGACAAGTACAGCCAGGAAGACTACGAGAGCGACCTGGCCAGCCTTCAGGATGCCGAGGTCAAGTACCGGGATACCGTTGTCGAAAACTACGGAAAGATGTCCGAGGCGCAAGGCGATTGGAGGAAGGGGGCAACCTCTGCCTATCACAACTTTCTCGAGTCTGCGCGAGATGTCGCAGGGCAAACTCGCAGCTTGTTCACCAATGCTTTTTCGAGCATGGAGGACGCAGTCGCGGATTTTGCCGTCACCGGCAAGCTTTCGTTTTCCGACTTCACCAAGTCGATAATTGCCGACATGGCACGCATCGCCACTCGGCAGGCGGCTTCAGGCTTACTGTCGAGCATCGCCGGCACCGCCCTGGGTGCATGGCTTGGCGGTGGAGGTGGCGGCGCGGCGGCTGGCGCCGGCAGCTTCGGCTCCAGCATCGGTAGCGCTCTTGTTGAAGGGCGAGCATCTGGTGGCCCGGTCGATCCGAATACCCTGTACGAGGTCAACGAAAAAGGGCCCGAACTTTTCAGTCAGGGTGGCCGCTCTTATTTGATGACCGGCGCGCAGGGCGGCAGCGTCACGCCATTAATGACTGGCGGCAGTTCGATCATGGCTGCGGTTGGCAGTGGAGGTGGCGGGGGAGGCGGTGGCAACACCTACAACTTCCCAGTCTCGGTATCCGTACAAACGGCCGGCGACGGCGGCACCGCGACGCAGGAAGACACCACGCAGCTGGGCAAGGGCATTCAGCAGGCTGCCAAAACAGAGGCTGAAACCGCCATTGCCAAGGGCCTGCAGCCTGGCGGCTCAATCTGGCGCCTGATCAACGGGAGGTAACCATGGCGATTGAAACGTTCACCTGGGCCACCCAGCACGGGGAGGCGCCCGATATCACGTATCGGGTGCGCACCTCCCAGTTCGGGGACGGCTACAAGCAACAGGTCGGGGACGGGATCAACAACAAGGTCGATGCCTACCCGGTCACCCACACGGGCAATACCGCGACGGCAGCGGCCATGATGGCGTTCTTCGACCGGCACCAGGGCGCCAAGGCATTCCTCTGGACAACCCCACTTGGCCAGCTCGGCCTGTTCACCTGCAAGAACCCAACCCCTACGCCCATGGGCGGGGGCGTATTCAAAGTGACCGCGACGTTCGAGCGCGCTTTCCACCCGTAAAGGTCAATCCATGTCGCTGATCAATGCTATCCAGACCCTTGAGCCTGGCAACGAAGTCATGCTGTTCGAACTGGACGGCAGTGATTACGGCGCCGATGTTTTGCGATTCCATGGGCATGCGATCCCGCACACTCCTGCTGAACTGATGGCCGCTGGCGGCAACGCTGACCAACTGCCAGCCAAGTCGATTTGGTGGAAGGGCGAAGAGTACGGCGCCTGGCCTATGCAGTACGAGGGCAGCGAGGCGAACGGGGACGGCACCGCGGTACGGCCGAAGCTGTCGGTCGGCAACGTCAATGGGCGGATCACCGCGCTCTGCCTGGCCTTCGAGGATCTGCTCGAGTTCAAGCTGACCATCCGTAACACGCTGGCCGAGTTTCTGGACGCGGTGAACTTCGAAGGCGGCAACCCCACGGCCGATCCCACCCAGGAATCGATCGAGGTCTGGTATGTCGACCAGAAGACCAACGAGGACGGCGAGACAGTCAGTTGGGACTTGGCCAGCCCTGGAGATGTCGGCGGCGAAACCATTGGCCGGCAAATGACGACGCTGTGCCACTGGTGCCTCACCGGTGGTTACCGAGGTCCCAACTGTGGCTACACCGGGCCTTACGTCACCAAGGACGGGATCGTTACCGACAACCCTGAACTGGATGTATGCGACGCCACCCTGGGCAAGGGCTGTATCCCCCGTTTTGGCGAGGGCAACCCTTTGCCATTCGGCGGATTCCCCGCCGTTTCTTTGATCGCTCGGAGCTGACCATGCGCAAACACATCATTGCGGCCATCCAGGCGCATGCGGCGGCCGAGTACCCGAAAGAGAGCTGCGGCCTGGTTCTGGCTGTGGGCCGAGCGCAGAAGTACTTCCCGTGCCGGAACATCGCCACCGAGCCGAACGAAGAGTTCAGGCTGGAACCAGAGGACTACGCTGCGGCGGAAGACCAGGGGGAGGTGATTGGCATCGTCCACTCGCATCCGGACGCCACCAGCCGGCCGTCATCGCGCGACCTGGGCATGTGCGAGGCCACGGCCTTGCCCTGGCACATCCTGTCATGGCCTGAAGGCGACCTTCGCACGATCACGCCCACCGGCAGCACGCCGCTGCTCAAGCGCCCGTTCGTGCACGGCGCCTGGGACTGCTGGCAGGTTTGCGCCGACTGGTATCAGCGGGAGTGGGGATTGGAGTTCGAAGCCTTCCAGCGCGCCGATGGCTGGTGGGAGAGTGCAGACAGCACCAGCCTGTACGAGGCGAACTACGCCGCCGCCGGGTTCGAGCAGGTCGACAGCCCTCAGCGTGGCGACATGATCGTGATGGAAGTTGGCCGCACGGCTCACCCGAACCATGCCGGGATTTACTTGGGCACTGACCCAGCTCTGCCCGGTGAAGATTCCGGGGTGTTCGGGTCCGGTCCTTTCGTGCTGCATCACTTGTATGGCCGGCCGTCAGAGGTGATCGTCTACGGCGGGCCATGGCTGCAGCGCACCCGTTTAATTCTTCGACACAAGGAGGCCCGATGAGCGCCATCTTTTATTCGCCGATGACCACCATCAAGCTTTCCGGCTCGCTGGCTCAAAAATTCGGCAGGCTGCACCGGCGCCAGGTCGGATCGGGCGACACCTGGGAGGTATTCCGAGCGCTGAAGGCCACGATTGACGGATTCGAGGCTGAGATTCGCCGACTCGACCGCCTCGGACTTCGCTTTGCCATCTTCCGCAACCGGAAGAACACCGGTCCTGACCAGTTCGGCATGGGCGGCACCAAGGAAGTCAGGATTGTCCCAGTGGTCGAGGGCAGCAAGCGCGGCGGCATTTTGCAGATTGTGCTGGGCGTCGTGCTCATTGCGGCCAGCTACTTCGGTGCGCCGACAGCGCCTGCCGGTATCGCGCTGTTGGCCGGCGGCGTGATCCAGATGCTGAGCCCTCAGGCCGCGGGCCTCAAGCAGAGCGCATCACCGGAAAACATGCCCAGCTATGCATTCGGCAGCGCAAAGAACACCACGGCCAGCGGCAACCCTGTCCCCATCTGCATCGGTGATCGCAGGTGGGGCGGGGCAATCATCTCGGCGTCGATCTACGCCGAAGACAAGACATAACCACGACGCATCGAGCAAGCCGGCCATGAGCCGGTTTTTTATTGCCTGGAGGAAAGCATGGGCGCAGCACAAAAGCTGGATATCCACGGTGCCAAAGGTGGCGAGAGCAAGCCCAAGTCTCCGGTAGAGGCACCCGACAGCCTACGCTCCACCAACGTGGCCAAGATCCTGATCGCCGTGGGGGAGGGTGAATTTGACGGCACGCCCACCGCGCGCGACATCTTCCTCGACAACACTCCCATCCAGGATGCCAGCGGCAATTTCAACTTCACCAACGTGAAGTGGGACTGGCGGCCGGGCTCTGTGGAGCAGACCTACATTCCGGGCATTCCGTCTGTCGATAACGAGACCTCGCTGAATATCGAGCTTCGCAGCGGCACGCCGTGGGTTCAATCGCTGACCAACCTGCAACTGTCGGCGGCTCGCATCCGCCTGGCCACGCCGCGACTGGCGAGCCAGGACGCAGAAGGGAACATTGGTGGTTACAGCATCCAGTACGCTGTGGATGTGGCCACTGACGGTGGGGCCTATCAGGAGGTATTGGTCGGCGCCATGACCGGCAAGACCACTACGCGCTACGAGCGCTCCTTGCGCGTTGACCTGCCGCCGGCAACCAGTGGCTGGCTGATCCGTGTTCGCCGCATCACACCAAACCAGAATACCGACAAGGTCGCAGACAGCCTCTTCATCGCCGGCTACACCCAGGTGATCGACGCCAAGCTGCGCTACCCAAACACCGCGCTGCTGTTCGTCGAGTTCGACGCCGAGCAGTTCACCAACATCCCGGCCGTCACCGTTAAGTGCAAGGCGCGCCGCTGGCAGGTGCCGAGCAACTACGACCCGGTGGCCCGCACCTACTCTGGAGCCTGGGACGGCACCATGAAGGAGGCCTGGACGAATAACCCGGCCTGGATCACCTACGGAATCTGCACCCAGGATCG